CCAGCAGCAACGCCATATTTTCCAAAGCCCGATCTTAATGTCATTTAGAATCTCTCTCTTTAATCTTATTGATTTCTTCTTTATTAACATCAATCTTCTTTTCATTATTTATAGAAGTAATATCAAAGATTACTTTTTCTAATTTTAGATATGATATTCTTTCGTTAGGAACATATCGCCATACATAATCTCCATTGAACTCACCAGAACTTTTAGTCACTCCAAACACAGTTTCAGTTAAACCTATCTTAACAATTAATGCACGTTCACCATCTAAAATAACTTTATCACCTTCTCTGAATTGTGGGTTGAACTTAAACTTTATTCCTTTAGAAAAACTAGAAACAAAATCTTTCAACATAAATGCGATAATAGCTGACATAAGAACAGCTACCCACGGGAGAATTAACTCTGTTAAATCAGAACTTAGAGTTTCCATTGATTGTATCTCCGTCATTGGCGAAAGTTCCAGAAGATGATTGTTATTTTGTCCAAGAATTTAGAGGACTATTCCATTTACCTATAGGACAACTCATTGCTAACATTTTAGTTTTGATTGGCATAAAACAATTACATAATTTACATTGTTTAAGAGATGCTCTAAAATGTTCACATTTCTTACATATATTATATCTTTCATTTGTCTTTTCTTCACTACAAAAAATACTCATTAATTAAACACTTCATTCATATCTTCACCATCCAATATTCTTTTAAACAATAAAATTTCAGTATCTATAATATCTTCTGGTACAAAACCTTGTCTAATAAAAGGAAATTCTTGTTTTCCATAGATATAAAAATAACTCATAGGATATACTAAATGAGGAAAAAGTTTAAATCCATTATCATTATCAATTTTATATTCAAAAACATTTAAGTATTTCTTATGTTTTGGTTTAATTTTATTAATAACATCACTAAAATCGCCGCATACTGGACAGTCTTTTTTAGATAAGTATGCCCATAAAATTCCTTTATTATTTTTCAATTCTTTTTTAACTTCACTAACAGACATTATATATTATCCCCCTATTGTCATATCTACTGTAGACCAGCCGCTTGTACCGCACCCAGTCGAGGCACTCCAACCGCTATGATTACACCATTCATCGCCCAATCCAGTACCGGTACAACCATTTGGACTAGCATCTGCAAAATTACCATTAAACGCACAGGCCCCATCTTGGAATGGGAACGGAGTTGAATTCGTTGACCATTCGCCTCCGTTCGAATTATTTAGACTACCGCCACACCTACTAGAATACGAAGTAGAATCGTGGGTGCTGGTCCATTGCTGCAAGTTGGTACGGTCGCTGGTATTCCATCTAGCACTGCCGTGAATATATCGAGTATTACTACAACCATTTTGCTGGGTAGATCCCCGGCTGTCTACGCCACTCGTAAAAGTAAACCTCATTGGATTTATAGCGGAAGAAGCGACTAGTAATTCATCTATATAGGCGTTAGAAAGTTTAGCACTAGCCCCGCCGACTAGTGGTCTCAATCCGTAAGCGGCCGTCGTTTTTAAACCACTAGCACCTTCAGCATTCGCTCTCATTACCGTTGTGTATCCCGCTACACATTGTGCCAAGATGGCGGCTGACGCACCCGGTTGAATCCAATAGTCGCCAGTTAAAACCGCCGCGCCCGCAGTCTCTTGGGCAGCTTTAATTGTATGACAATCCGTTCCAGGATTGGCCGAAGTAGCTCCTATACCTGACCATGCGCCGGCACTACTACCACCAGGAACGACACCAAATTTTCCAAAGCCCGATCTTAATGTCATTTAGAATCTCTCTCTTTTTAATTTTCTTAGGCTACTTATTATACTTCTACCCATCCTTTAGTATTATCTGACTGATACAAATCTTCATCCCAATCATAACTTTTGGTTTCATCATAATCATCTTCATCCCATGGATAAGATATAGGAGGGTCCCATTCACAAGTATCGTCATTTAATGTCCATGAAGCATAGGGTTTAGATGTATAAAAAGCATCTTTCGAAATATCATATGTATATCCTATACCAGCATAATTCTTTCGTAAAGCTACGCCGCCATCTGAATTTCTATCCTGACCATAATGAACACCCCCTCTAGTATTATAACTAGTCTGGACCCAAGTACCTTCTAGCGTATCAATGTAATCTTGTTCGGCTACAATTACCGTAGTAACTAGATTATCTTCTATTTTAGCAAAATGACTCATTTTTAGAATCCCTATATAGTGATATTATGATTTATGCTGTAAAAGTTCCAGAGCTAACAAATTTGTGATATGAGTATCCTCCTGCTGCCGTGACCGTGCCACCTACACCCCTTTGCGCGCCAGAATATCTAATTATAACAATTCCAGATCCACCTGCTTTGCCGCCCGAGCTTGCACCGTTGCCTCCAGCTCCACCCCCTGTATTCACTTCGCCCGCTTCAGAGGCATTTATCGTGTTGTAGCCTCCATTGGTACTGTTAGAGCCGCCACCGCCACCGCCGGCGCCACCTGTAGCCCGTACGGGTCCGTATTGAAAACTTCCGCCACCGCCACCACCAGCGTAATATCCGCCGTCTCCCGACGAGGTTGCGCTCGCCCAGGCAGCCAAATTATTGCTACCATCTCCGCCAGGTCCACCGTTCTGAGGACCGGAGGTCGATCCGGCCTGTGTAGCACCGCCGCCGCCGTGACCTGCTTGGTTTGGTGCCGGCCCACCACTAGGATTGCCTTCTGGTGGGCTGTAGCCCCCTAGGTTACCAGTACCTTGTCCTCCAACGTAATAATCACCGCCACCACCCGACCCGCCGGACATGCCGCCCGGCGCAGCTCGGCCTCCACCTGTAGCAGCTACTGAGAAAGCAGTACTAGGCCCACCATTACTGGATGTACTGCCACCAGCGCCAATCCCGATCGCATAACCGACTCCTATCGTAACTGCAATTCCCGTAAATTCTCGATAGCCACCAGCACCGCTGCCGCCTGTGTAGTAACCAGGTGTCGCGCCACCACCACCGGCAACAATCATAAATTCTATAGTATACGGGGCTGTTCCTGGCCCACCACTACCAGCACCGACAATGCCATATCTGCCAAAATTAGAAAATATAGTCATGTGCTTTTACCTTGTATCAATTTTTGTAAATCCGCAGTAGAACCCACGAATAAAGCATTAGTTACAGTTTGAGTATTTTTTTCTTGTGTTAAATCCTTTTTCTTTTTAGCTAAATCTAAAAGATCTTTATTCGTATCAGCCAAGGTCTTTATTAGATTAGTAGCTACTTCAAATGCTCTAGGCGATTCGCTTTGTCTAGCAATATCCATTACAGAATTCAAATCATTCATGCCCGAATCGATAAGGCCTCTTAGATTACGTCTAGCATAATCATAATCATCATCTATCTCTTTGTTCTTAAAAGCAGGTTCCAATACTTCTTGTTCGGGTGGATCTATATCTAATAGTTCGCTTAATTTATTATCAAAAGTCATGGTTTTTCATCACTTCCTGTTACAGGATTATATGCTAATCCATCTGTATAGAAGAACGTATTAGAAGCAAATCCATAATCATCATCTACATCAATTAGACTTCTATTAACAGAAGCAGCACTATTTGAAGTGGGTGAACCATTAGCTAATAATCCAGGTACTACAACTACACGACTACTTCTAGCAGTATTATAAGCAGTATTAGCATAAAAATCGACTTGAGTTCTAGTAATCTGTCCAGAATTACTAACTGGGCCGTACATATATCCTTTCATAGTAAAGTTTAAGTTCCAGATAATAGCTCGTCTGGTTTGATAATCTCCTTCATATGCATCTTCAAAGTCTACACTATTTAATACTGTAGGAATATCCATAGCAATATCCATAGAAGGAATCAAGTTAACGCCGATATTCCATTCTGGTTTAAAGTAGGGTAGAATTTGTTCTAATATTTGTGTACCATCATCTGCATTTTTTACAAAAATAGATAATATAAATTGTAGATCATAAGGAACGGGTGTATATTGTGTTCTAAGTTGAGTATTATCTGTAGTTAGAATATAAGAATTCTTTTGAGTAGAATTAAGTTTTCTGGTAGGATCATATGATATACCGTTTAATTCAAATCCTATACGCGGTAAAGACATAGCAACTGCTCTATCTAAATTAGGATCAGTGTCTAGTCTAACTAAGAATTTTTGTTTAGGGCCGTATGCTATAGGTACAGCGATTGTCTGTACTCTTACACCAGAATTATTAGTTCTTTGAATTTGGAGGTCATTAAACATAGAACCGAAAACAATAACATATCTTCTGATTAGACCATTTGAGAAATATTCAAACATTAAAATCTACCTTCTGACCATGGATCACGTTCAGAGAAGTCGATTATATCATCTGCTAGTACATCTGTACGGAACAACGAATTATTAGCTTGAGAGTCTGTAGTATTTATAGTATATTCTTGTATAATAGTATCTCCATCTTCTCCAAGAATAACACCAGTTCCATAACCTCCACCCGCTTCTAATGTGAATTGGAATAAAGTACTATCTAGTGATAGAGCATCTTCAATACCATCTATTTCACTATAACCGGTATCAAGTTGTTCTGAACTATATTCGAATAGTTCACATCTAATGTCATATGTTTGTAATCTACCTGTTTGATAAAAGATCGATTCATGTTCAACAAATTTGATTTCAAACAATTTACTAACCATAGGAAAGTAAATCAAATCACCTTCGTTTGGTCTATTCGAAGTAATTGAATAACCATTAGCAGTACCAGCTTCTAGTATAATAGATTCAGTTTCATTATTACCTGATAAGTATTGTCTAGAAGGCACTGTAGTTTCAGCTTCTTCGGTAAGATAGTTATAGCCTACCTCAGTCATCAACTTTTCTGTTCGGATTTGATCGAATCTTTTACGAGCTAATGTAAAGGTCATTTCATCTCGAATCTGTAATCCGAAACGAGAGAGTAAATCTCCTTCGCCTTCGAAACCCTCTACATTCTTAACATACATTTCAATATCAGCAGCATCATTAAATGTAGATAAAGTATCTTCAGAGTAAAGGTTGTCGCGAGATACAACAGTTCTAGGAATATATTTTACATCGTGACCATATACTTTGATTGACTCAATAGTAAGATCTTCTACTAAATCTTGTTCTCGGCCATATGTGAAATTACTAAAATACTTATTGGTCGCCATAGTATCAACCAGTCATATCATGTACTAGTGGACTATAACTAGTAATCATATCTTCTTCTAGTTTAGTAACTTCGTCTGTTGCTTCTTGAAGGATACGAGGACCATCTAGTGTAATACCGCCGGGCAATTGTACTCCTGCAAATTTACTTAAATTCATTCCCCACTGTCTCTTAAATAATGCAGTAGAATAACGTAATAGCCATCGATCATTCCAGACATCACTATAGGTATCGCCATCGATAGTTCGGTAGCAATCTATAATAATATAATCATCAGCGGCTATATCATTAGTCCAATCCATATCGATATATAATTTATCTGTATGTCTATTAAAACGAATTGGTTTCTTACCAACAAAAATTTCTTCTAATGTTTCTACATGTCTCATAGCATTGATATAAGGAGATGCGGTAGCAGAAGAAAAATCGAATAAATCGTTTAAATGAATTTGATATCTTACATTAAAAAGGTTTGATGAACTATTAGAATTGCCTATACTGAATAGACTAGTGATACCTTGAATATTTTCATTTATACTAATATATTCATTTGTTTTATCAACGGCTGTTATTTTATGTTTTAGGTATACGTGTTCAGTACCATCGTAATGATAATCACGAAAATATTGTAAAGATTCGTCAATGCGGTCTTCTAGTTGCTCATCATCTACATTGATATCAATGACTGGTGAGCCTAGATTACGAAGGCAATATTGTTTATGTTGTTCTCTAGTAGTAGGTGCAGCCATAAAACCCTCTTATAATACGTTCTATGTTATTTATAATGAAGAAGATACTTCTTCTTTAGTAATCCTTAACCAGTATATGATCCAGAAGAGTTGTATGTGATAATAGTATAACCGGCGGAAGTGGTCACCGTTCCACCAGTCTGTATACCAGGATACTGCGCCGTGAGGACACTCAGTATAACCACACCTGATCCACCAGTGCCGACTTGGGCCGGTGGGCCGCCATTTCCCTGTCCGCCGCCACCGCCGCCAGTGTTGGTTGTGCCCGGCGATCCGGACGGCACGGTGCCGACTATCCAACCGTTACCACCACCGCCAGCTCCCCCAAGTCCGCGCGCGGTTACGGCCGCGTGGGCACCGCCACCGCCACCGCCAGCGCGTTGAACACTTCCTCCAGAAATCGTTGATGAAATGCCATCACCACCGTCACCGCCAAAACCGGGTGAGTTACGCGGCGATATGGGGCCAGCGTTAGCGCCGACTTCTACTGCTCCACCGCCTCCACCGCCACTTTGATGATACCCTGGTCCGTGTACCCCGTAACCGCCAGCAAAACCTTGGGCTGTAGTTCCAGTACCACCCGGATTAGAGGCCGATCCCGGACCGGATCCTCCGCCTCCACCAGATCCGCCAGTTCTACCTGCTCCAGTGTGAACACCACCCTGATCTCCACCGCCACCACCGACGGAAGATACTGCAACTGAACCTCCAACTATTGACGATACACCCCCATCAGCCCCAGGAGCCGCATACGGTGCACCAATGGCGCCGCCAGCGCCAACGGTAATCGTATATGGAGTCCCTGCTCTGGCGTCGAACTCTGTTTCGATAGTTGCCCCAGCACCTGTCGTTTCAGAACCCGGCGTCCCTGCCCAAGATGATCGATATCCACCAGCACCTCCACCACCACCACCATCTGCACGGCCTCCGCCGCCGCCTCCAGCAATCACAAGATAGTTTGTTAATACCGCAGGAGGAAGAAACCGGGCCCCGATCGCCACCGACCATTTACCAGTTTTTCTTCTAGTATTAACGGTACTATTTCCAGCTCCGCTTATTGACCAGACTCCGGAATTCCATTTATTCTCCGTGGCAACAGTGTAAATAGTAGTATCATTACCATTTACATTCGAACCATAGATATCACCGCCTCGGGGAAGTGTTGGTACGGTAAAGGCACCAGTATAACAGACAGTACTTTTAGTAATGCGCCAATCTTGTAAATAACCTGTATAATGGTATAGTTGATTAGTAGAGCCAAACTGGCGACCGAATTCTATTGCGCCACCGGAGCCGGCATCAGTATTATATTCCTCACCCGCGCTGATGGTGCTGCTATGGATAGCAGTTCCATCGATGTATGTCGAGAAATTGGTTCCATTGCGAACACATGCAATATGGTGCCAGGTATTTACGGTCCAAGAACTAGCAGCTCCGTGAGCTAAGCCGTTTTCATAGAACTGAATAGTTTTATCACTAGGTTTCATAGCTAGGTTCCAACCAGTACCAGAGGCATTGCCGCCAATGATATGTGCAAAAGAACCTGTTGAATCGTCAGTACAGTAAAACCAACCATCAATAGTGAAGTTTGCCGATCCAAAATCCCAATCTGTACCAGATATAGTTACATAATCATCTACACCATCTAGATATAAACTACCAGCACCAAATTTCTTTTGTGTACTACTAATCGCAGCACCACCTAGTGCCGCCATAGTGCGTGGTGATGATGAATCATCATTCACATCACTAACTAATGGAAGATATAATGTTGCCGTTCCAGTTATTTTGCTGGCAACTGTAGC